AAGCATCGACGCTGCGCTGGCCCAGTACCAGCAGATCGACTGGGACGAACTGCGCGAGACCGACCCGGTGAACTACGGCATCCACGCCGCCGACTTCAACCGGCTGCAGGTCCGGCGCGGCGAAGTCGAGCGCGGAATCGTCCAGAAGCAGCAGTCGCTGACCGCCCAGCAGCAGCAGGCCCAGGCGCAGACGCGTGCACAGCAGACCGCTGAAGCGCAAGCGCACATGGCAACCCTGGTGCCGGGCTTCGGCAAGGAGCACATCGCCGAGATGAAGGCGATCGGCCAGAAGGCCGGCTTCACCGACGCCGAGCTGGAAGGCGTGACCGACAAACGCATGCTGGAAGTGCTCTGGAAGGCGTCGCAGTTCGACAAGCAGCAAAACACCAAGCAGCAGGCCATCAAGAAGGTCTCGGCATTGCCAACCAAGGCAGCCAAGGCCGCGCCGGCCGCCAAACCCGCAGCTCAGCTGCACATCGAAAAACAAACCCGCCGTCTCGAGCAAACCGGTAGCGCGAAAGACTTCGCCACACTGCTCGGCATGGTCTCTCGCTAAAAGGAAATTACCGTGGCACAAACCGCAAACACCTTTGCAACCTTCAACAGCACCACGAACCGTGAGCAGTTGATGAACAAGATCTGGAACGTCTCCGTTGCAGAAACCCCAACCCTCAAACTGATCGGCAAGGGCAAAGCCGACGGCGTGTTCGATGAATGGAGCACCGACGCGTACCGCGCGGCCAAGGTCAACAAGGTTGAACAGGGTAACGCCGCAAACCGCACCCCGCGCGCGCCTAAACTGCGCTATGGCAACCGCACGCAGATCGTGGACGACACCTTCGGCGTGACCGGCACCCAGGAAGTGGTCGAAAAAGCTGGCCAGAAGTCGGAATACAACACCCAGCTCGCCAAGACCATGGTCGAGCTGAAGAAGGACATCGAGCTGGCCGTCCTGCAGAACACGACCGCAATCGCGGCGGCCGCCGGCGTCGCACCGCAGGCGCGCGGCCTGTTCGGCTTCATGAGCGACAACGTGTCGTTCGGTACCGGCGGCGCAGCTGCCAACCCGCTGACCAACACCGCGGCCGTGGACGGCACGCTGCGCCCGTTCACCGAAGCCCTGATGAAAGGCGTATTGCAGCAGATGTTCGACAACGGCGCCGACATGGAAAGCCTTTATGGTCTGTTCCCGTCGAGCCAGCGCGTTGTGTTCGACACCTTCCTGGCGGGCACTACCCGCTTCGACAAGGCTGAAGACAAGCAGCTGACCGCAACGCTGGAGGTCTACATCGGCCCGTTCGGCCGCGTGAAAACGGTGAACGCTCGCCACATGCGTCAACGTGAAGTCGCCTTCATCAACCCAGACTTCCTCGAGCTGGCAATCCTGCGCCCGATGAAGGACACCCCGCTGGGCGTTACTGGCGATACCAAGGACGTGATGGTGAACTGCGAATTCACCTTCCGCGACTACAACCCGAAAGCGCACGGCGCCGTTCTCGACCTGAGCTAAGCCGATCCGCAGTAACCCCAAAGGGCCAGCCTAACCGCTGGCCTTTTTCTTTTCTGGATGCCCATGAAACACATCCTTGACGCCACGCCCAATAGCCAACTGACGATGCAGGTCGAGAACGATGGTTCCGGCGTCATCGTGCAATCGACCGATGTTTCCGCCGCGCTGCGCCGAAACGAAGAATTGCGGCGCGCCGGCGCCACGAAAACCAAGGACGGCGACCATTTCGCCGCCAGCATTCCCATCGACCTGCTCAACGAGTGGGCGATGAAGCGCGGCACAACCTGGGAGGTGGTTGCACGCGAAAACAAGATGCTCGACCAATTCCTGGCCGAACACAGCAAATGCCGCATCTACGAGGGCCGCATCTGATGAACTACGGCCAACTGAAGCAGGCCATCGCCAATCGGCTTGGCCGCACCAACCTGACCGCCGTGATCCCCGACTTCGTCGACCTGGGCACGGCGCGGCTGTACAACGGCTTCAAGGACATTGAAGTGCAGGTGGACCCGCTGCGCGTGCGCGCGATGCTGGCGCGCGAGACCGCGTCGCTGGCCGCCCTGCCCGACCGCTTCCTGGCTGTCGATCGCCTGACCGTGCCCGGGGCGCCGGACGCGCTCATCTACGTGACGCCGGAACGGTTCGCCAACCTGGCGCCGACCGGCTTTGCCCGCTACTTCACGCACCAGGATGGCGGGATCGCCATCGAGGGCGGCACGCCGGCGGCGTTTGCGCTGTCCTACTACCGGCGCTTCCCTGCCCTGGTGGCGGATTCGGACACGAACTGGCTGCTGGAGACCGCGCCGGCCGTCTACCTGTACTCGGCCCTGATCGAGGCCTATGCGCACCTGAAGGACGACGCGCGCATCCCGACCGCCGCGCGCATGTACGCCGCCGCGGCGAACGCGCTGATCGCTGCCGACCAGGCCGAGCGCCACAGCGGGTCGACGCTTACCATCGGGAGCGCGCGGTGATCCCGCTGGCCGGCTTCATGCCGGACGCGGACAGTACCACGCCGGGCGTCATCACCTCGTGCACGAACCTGCTACCGACCCTGCGCGGCATGGGCAGCGCGCCATCGCCGCAGGACGTCGGCGTGCCGGCCCTGCCTGCCGAATGCCGTGGCGGCGCCGTGCTGACCCGCCTGGACAAGCTGAACCGCGTGTTCGTCGGCACCCGCAACGCGATGTTCGAACTGTCGGGCAACGCATTCGTGAACCAGTCGCGCGCCGGCGGATATACCGGCAGCCTGGAAAACCGCTGGCGGTTCGAGCAGTTCGGTAACGCCTCGCTGGCATGCAACGAGACTGAGCAGATCCAGGTGTCGACCGGCACCGGCACGGCGTTCGCGGATATCCCGCAGTCGCCACGCGCGCGCATCATCGTGACCGCAAGCGGCTTCGTGCTGGCCTTCGGGCTGAACGCCACCTACGTGGGCGGCGACCGTCCGGACGCCTGGGCATGCTCGGGCCTGTACGACCACCTCACCTGGACGCCCAGCGACAGCAACCAGGCCGCGTTCGGCTACCTGCTGAACACGCCGGGCGATGTCCGGGCCGCGAAGCGCCTCGGTAACGACGTGGTCGCGTACAAGGAGAACTCGCTGTACCTGGGTCGTTTCGTCGGCAAGCCGGTGATCTGGCAGTGGGATCTGCTCTCGTCGAACGTTGGCGCCGTGAGCGCCGAAGCCGTGATCGACGTCGGCACTGCGCACCTGTTCATCGGCCGGGACAATTTCTGGATGTTCGACGGCGCCCGCCCGGTGCCGATCAAGAGCGCGCCGAAGGAATGGTTCTTCTCCAAGTGCGACCCGACGTACCGCTACCGCATCCGATCGCATTTCGACCAGGCGAAAAACCTGTGCTGGTGGTTTTACCCAACCAACGGATCCGGCGGCGCGCTGATCGACGCGCTCGTCTACAACCTGAGCAACGACCGCTGGGGCCACATGTACCTGCCGCTGGAGGCCGTGTTCCAGTACCAGGGCGCCGAGACGAACTACGACAACTGGCCGGCGGATGCGTCGCTGACGTTCGAAACGTTGCCTGATCTGCCGTTCGATTCGCCTGCGTTCGACACCAGCAGCGCGCGCATGGGCATCGTGGCCACCGATCACAAGATCAAGACGATGACTGGCCCGGCGGGCGGCTCCATGCTCACCACTGGCGATTTCGGCGACGACGAGCAGTTCACGACGCTGACCCGGCTCACGCCGCGCTTTACGGCGCGCCCGGCCGCGTCGAGCCTGACGCACTACACGCGCGACGTCGACGGCGGCGACCTGGAGAACCGCGGCGCTACCGAACTTTCGGGTGCGCACTACGACCCGCTGGCCTCGGGGCGCTACCACCGCGTGCGCATCGACCTGCAGGGCGACTTTGAACTGGTCGGCTTCACGCCGGCCCTTACACCGGACGGATACGAATGAGACTTTCCAACGATCCACGTCTGCCAGTCGCCGACGACATGCGCGGGCTGAAGACGCGGCTGTATGACCTGTTCCGCGACATCGTGGGCCTGCTGAACGGCGTGGCCGAAGGAAAGATCAGCGCGTGCACGAACGCCGCGACCGCGCCGCCGGCGACCGGCACCTACACCCCGGGCGACTTCGTGCGCAACAGCGCGCCGCAGGAGCTGGGCCCGGCGGGCGCCAAGTACGTCGTCGAGGGATGGCTGTGCATCGCCGCGCCGCTCACCTTCGTCCAGAAACGATTTTTCACAGGGAACTGACATGCTCCGCGCGATCGAACCGAAGCACCTGGCCGCCGAGTGGGACCGCGTTCGCGCTGGCCTGCTCGAGGTGAAGAAGGCCACCAATGACGATTGGCTGCCGGAAGACGTCTACATGGCCCTGCGCCAGGGTAACGCTACGCTCTACCTCGGCATCGGCGACGCTGATGAGTACCTGGGCTTCGTTGTGCTGCGCCTGGTGCCGACTTACCACAGCCAGAAGGTCGAGATTTGGTGCGCCTATTCGGCCACCAGCACGCCGGCCATGCGCCGCTTCTTCCCGCACATCAAGGCGGTCGCGCGCAACGTCGGCGCCACGCTGATCTCGTTCGCATCAGCCCGGGACGAGTGGGAGGCGGGCGCGGCGCGACTCGGTTTCAAGCGGTCGCAGGTCAGCTACCAATTCACCCTATAGGAGGCATACGTGAGCAGCAGCCCACCCTCAAACACCACCAACAAGACCACCACCGAGCTGCCCACCTGGGCGCAAGGCAGCGCACAGCAACTCCTACGCCGCGGCGAGCAGCTGTCGCAGAAGGAAATGCCGGTCTACGCCGGCCAGCGCTCGGCAGGCCTGAACGGCTACCAGACGCAGGGAATGAACATGGTGCAGAACCGGGCCCTGAACGGTTCGGCCGACATCAACGCCGGCAGCGGTACGCTGCAGCAGACCATGAGCGGCCAGTACCTGGGCCGCGACACTGGCAGCAACCAGTTCATGGGCGGGCAGCCGACCGGAACAAACGCCTACATGGGCGACAACCCATACCTGCAGGGCACCATCGACAAGGCCGCCGGCGACATCACGCGCAACTACAACGCCGCCGTGAACGGGACCGACGCCACCATGGCGCGCGCTGGCGCGTTCGGCGGCTCGGCCTGGCAGCAGTCGCAGGATGCGAACTCGCGCAACCTGGCGCAGGGCCTGCAGGACTCGGCCACGGCGATGCGCATGCAGAACTACAACCAGAGCGCCGGCCTGGCCGAGAACGCCCTGGCGCGCGATCAGCAGGCTTGGCAGACGAATTCCGGGCTGGCCGATACGGGCCTGGCTCGCAACCAGGCCGCCTTCGAAGGCGAACGCGCGCGCCAGATGGCCAGCGTACCGCTGGCCCTGCAGTACGGCAACCAGGCCTACACCGACGCCGCGCAGCTGCAAGGCATCGGCGAAATCCAGTACGGCGCCGACCAGCAGCAGCTGCAGGACCAGATGGACTACTTCAACGAGAAAGCGCAGTCGCCGTACAAGCAGCTCGACGTGCTGGGCAACTCGATCCGCGCGGCGGTGGGCGGCGGCTCGACCGTCAGCCAATCGGCGCCGGGCGCAAATCCATGGGCGCAGGCCGCAGGCGGCGCTGCCGCGCTGTACGGCATGCTCGGTTAATTCAAGGAGAAACACATGTCAGGAATTGAAACGGGCGCCGCGCTGGCGTCGGCCGCAGGAAGCGGTGCAGCGGCTGGCGGCGCTGCCGCCGGTGGTGCGGCAGCAGGTGGAGCCGCAGCTGGTGGCGCTGCCGCAGCAGGAGCCGGCGCGGCTGGTGCTGGCGCCGCCGGCGCCGGGGCTGCTGGTGCCGGTATGGGCGCGGGTGCGCTCGGTGCAGGTGCCGCAGCAGGTGCTGGTGCTGGCGCCGCCGGCGCAGGCCTGCTGGGTGCGGGCGCGGGCGGGACTGCTGCAGCCGGCACCGGGGCAGCGGCCGCCGACGCCGCGCTGGCGGCATATGGCGCTGGCGCAGCGCAGGGCCTGGGTGGCGGCATGCTGGGCGCCGGTGGTGCCGCAGCACCGGGCGCCATGACCTTCGTTA